AATCGCCCGCCATGCCGGTCGCCACACCTCGCAATCCAGACAAGTCGGATCACCACAGTCTGGCTCGACATGAATGAGCAGCCTCTCGATGATCTTTACCAACTGCGAGACGATCCAGTCGTGCTCGGTCACCGTCATTGTTGGAATACCGTCGATGATGCGTGTGAATTTTGGTTTCATCTCTCACCTCTGCTTAAAGCCCAGACGCCGGATACCGAGTTCGATCAGCATGGCTGCGTCCTCAAGGCTGTTCTGACTGCTGCTCATGGCTGTCTGCCACTCGCCACCGATCCTCTTGCCGACCAGACCGACCGTGACGATCTGCCCGTCTTTAGCATCCTCCAGCCATTGCTCAAGCATTGCAATCGCGTCGGAGTTGTCGGGCGTAGTGGCTTTGATGAATGGTTTGATGTTGTCGGTCATCTCTCACCTCTTGCTTCAAGCATGGCGTACGCGTGGATGTATCGAGCGATCTGTCTTGCGTTGTGTGGGTATCCTCTTTTCATGACTTTGGTTCCGTCGCCCAGTTCTTCAATTACGTCCACTTTCCCTACCCGATCCAAAGCCACGCAAACATCTTCTTCTGAAGCATGCGCCGCAAAGTAGTCGAGCAGCGTCATGCCTTGATATGCCGTCCCCGTTGGAAACGCTGGGCCACCTGTTGGTTTATTCATCTCTCACCTCTTGCTCTGATTGCTTGTCCGATGCTGTAAACATCAGCGCGTCCGACAGGCCAGTCATCACACAACTTCGCACACGCCTCGCGCTCGGCTTCTATTGCCCGCTCAATCCATTTTTGACTTGCGCCCCACGCTGTAGCTTCTAGACGCTTGCGCTCGGCTGCGGCGACAAGGGCGGCGAACCGCATAAGCCTCTCCCCAAACCCATCGGACAGGTCGTTTCCCATCTCCCAGCCAGCCGTCTGCGCCATCTTGATAATGTCGTCCTTGGTCATTTCTCCATCTCCTTCATGTAGAACTTCATCTCAACGATCCGGGCGCATTCCCTGAGCTTGCCGACGTTGGTTCGCTTCATGACTTCAATCGCAATCGCAACAAACGTCTCGACCTCGGCTCGCTCGTCATCACCCCACCCGATCAGTGCTGCCACGCAGGACTTCAGCCGCTCGTCCTTCATCTTGTCTAACTTCTCTACAAGATAGGCTAAGTCTTCTTGCGGCAGCGCCGCCCTCATTTGGAGCAGCTCAGTCATGCGCTGAGACTGCTCTTCGACGAAGTGCTTATCGGGTTTCATCAGTCGCTCAACAACGCGCCGATGTTGGACTGGGGCCGGTACGTCGGTTCGATCAGATCCCTGATCTCTTGCGGGATCTTTGGCAGAGGGAACCAACCCACATACCACTGATCTTTCCCGTCCCACCACCCGGTTGAAGCGATTCCTGCCTTGTTCAGAAGTAAGACCTTCGGCCCCGTAGGGCAGTCGGCCATAGGACGGAAGACAAGTGCAGGGTCGGTGATCGCTGCTTTATTTGTGGTCATTTCTTCTTCCTCGCTTGCCGTCCCGGATACGGATACAGGAAGCCTTCCATCGGGATGATACTCTCGGGCTCGTCGTAGAACCGACGCTCTTTCAACTCATGCTCCTGCAAGAACATGTGGGGGTACTTCGACCGCACGATCTCGATTGCCTTCTCAAGGGCTGCGTTGGGGCGGCTGCGGTCTTTGGTCTTCTTGATTGCTTTCAGTTCTTCAAACATTGCTGCTCTCCTGTTGTTGCGGTTGTGAGTGCTGCTCGGTGTCGAGCTTGCGGAAGAAGTGCCACTTGGTTTGGTACTCGGCTTGCTCTGACGGTGGTACCCACCCGTACTCACGCCATGTGCGCTGCACGTCGGTGGTCTTGCGGAACTTCAGAATCTGTTCGTTCATGTCACATCTCCAAGGGTTAGCCGCCGCCCTCGACATTGAGGGCGGCGAAGTGAAACAAAGAGATCAGGCGAGCGCGAGGACGGCGTTGACTGCACGCTGCTTCAGGTCAGCGCCCTGACCCCACTGCGCAGCCACGAAGCGGTTCTCATCTGAGCGAGCGCGAGTCCAGTGGTCGATGTACTCGGTCACCGCGTTGACGTAGCCCCAGCCCGTGCCGTAGACACCGTCGAGCATCGCGCCCTTGCCGTCGCCATTGAACAGGTCGAGGATCTTGTTGAAGCCTGCGGAGGCGATGACCTTCTCGCCGCCGCCCAGCACCGCTGCCGTCATCTCCTCGGCCTTGTCCTTGTCGACCGGGATGTTGGCGAGTCGGGTGATCTGATGGCGGAACGCATCCCACGCTGCTTCGTTCAAGCCCATGAACTGCTTGATCTCCTCGGGATCGAACTCGGTGCGGTGGCTGATCTTGACCCACGGTGCGGCCTCGCCCACAGCCACAGCCAGCGTGTTGCGGCAGACAACCCGGATGGAAGTCCGCCGTGCTTCAGTCCGTTGCGAACCGTCGGCGCTTGTAGACAGCAGCAGATATCCCCCGATCTTATCCTTGACACTGGTCGGGCTGGCCTCCCCGATCTTGGCTGTCGCCCAGAAGCGCTTGCCTCCGTAGATCGTCCCAGCGGCAGAGAGTTCGAGGCCACCGACCTTCACGATGTCACGGAAGAACTCGATGACCTGTGCGGGCTGCACGACCTTATAGGAGTCAGAGACAACGCCGAGGGCGTCCTTCGTATCCGAGCGCAGCAGGACATGCTTGTCGGCGATCTCCCGCATGGGGACAGCCGGATCGTGAGAGACGGGGTAGCGCACCTTGGCGCGCTGGATGCGCCAGTCCATCCCGGCAGCGACGCGCCACGCGTCGATGCTCGCACCGTCGGGCATGGCCTGCCCGAGACCGTGCCAAGGCAGACCGTCGGACTGGAGGTAGGCAAACTCGACTTGCTTGGTGATGGCGTTCGTGGTGAGTTCGTGAGACATGGTGTTTCTCCTGAAAGTTAAGATGCTGCCATGCAGCGAAGGACTTGTCAAACCATATACTACTTCAAACAAAGAAAGGGGGCAAGCCTTGCGGCAAGCCCCCGTGCTGCTTACTGCCGAACGATCTTGAGCTGCGACAAGGCGTCGTTGATTGCCTCCTCGATCTGCTCGTTGATGTCGTGCTGATCCAGCACGTCGCGCACCTGACATTCCCAGTCGATCTCGCTGAGTGCGTCCTCGATCAGGGAGTTGACCTGATTGGCGGTGAGGGCGTCCTCGACGTGGGCCTCGAGCCTGTCGACGCGGCTGTCCAGCCTGTGCAGCAGGGCGTGGTCTTCCGTGGCGGTGTTCTCGGCGATAGCCTGCGCCTCGAGGCGCTCGATGCGAGCGATCAAGGGCTTGGTCGCCTGCTCGATGGCTTGGGCGAGGGCTTGGGCGATGATGGTGTTGAGATCAAACATGGTACTTCTCCTTGGTTGTGGGGGCGTTGATGTGTGTGCCCCCGATGAAAACCGGGACGGATGTCCCGGCTTGGTTGTGCCCCCGAGGGGGCGGTTACTTGACAATCCGAACATCGTGCTGCGTCTCGATCCAGACCCGTGCCCCGCACGAAAGGGGCTTATTCGGCGAGTAGACGATCTTGCTCGGGCCTTTGATCTCTACTTCGTGGGCGTAGGTGTTGCCCTTGTAGGTCTTGATCGTTAGCACCGGATCTTCCGCCCCGGTCTTTGCGTTAGCTTTGACCACGTGCTGGTTCACGTGGATGATGGTTTTCATCTCATTCTCCTTGGTTGTGCCCCCGTGAGGGGGCGGTTGGTTTACTCGATCCGATCCCTGACCCACGTCACCAGCAGGTGCGCATCGAGCGCTGCTTCCATGACGCCCTCGAAGTACTCGGGGGTGTAGTCCTGCGGGTTGTCCAAGTAGTTGCCGAGGTCATTGGCGATAGCCATACTGAGTCGATGCAGTTGCAGCAGCGCTTCGCTGACGTTCTTGGGTTGTTGCATGGTGCTTCTCCTTTGTTGTGCCCCCCGAGGGGGGCGGTTGGGTTAGTGTGCTTCGTACGACACGGTCGTGTCGCGTGACCAGCAGGTGCGGCAGTCCATGCACTTGCCGTCCTGCGCAGGGGCTGCGCAGCGCTCGCCTGTGGGGGTGGTGTGCTTGCTGTGCACGTTGGATGTGGTGATACCCCGAACCCCTCTTAACGATTTAGGCAGCACCGCCGCCTTATCTATGTACATCGCAGACAAGCGGATCGTCAGGTTGGAGGGGATACCCTCCGGGCCGTGCTTGGCAACAAACTCTTTCACAATCCCGTACTCCCTCGTAGGCAACCAATGCTTGGTCTTGGGCGTACGCCTGCACACCTCGACGATCATCTCAAGGTGCAGCAGGGACTGCACGTCCCCCGCATCGAACCAGCGGAAGTAGGGATCGATGTTGATGAGTGCTGTCATACCCCCGACCCACAGGTCGGGTTCGTCGAGTGCAGCGAGGCGTGCGTGCTGCGCAGGCTCGACGGTGGCGTGGTACTTAGAATAGTTGCCCTTGTCGGCGTAGCAATCAAAGCAGATGGTGCCGGGGATCTGCGCCATCTTCCAACCCGTCTGGCATGCCGCCACCGGGATAGACCACGACTTGCAGGGCATCTTGCTGGTCTGCGTGAGACCGCCCGTTGCTGCGATAGCGTCCTTCTTACGGGCGAAGGTGATGACTTGGAACTGCATGGTACTCTCCTGAAAGAGGGGGCCGAAGCCCCCGATGAAAAGCCGGGACACGTGTCCCGGCGGTTGGTTAACTGCTTACTCGGTCACGCGCTTGCGACTTTTGTACTCGACCATGTTGAGGATGAACGCCCCCTCCACCTGCGGGCGGTACATTGCGATGTCGTACTTGGAGGTCACCTCACCCGGCACGTACCAGATCCAATACGTCTGCTTGTGCTTGTCCATCGCCTTCATCAAGGCGTGCAGGTCGTCACCCATACGCCACTCGAAGATGTTGTGCACATAGAAGTGGAAGGTGGGGTAGTTGAGGGGTACAAGTCCCTCGGTCATATCGATGTATTGCGTCATGCTTACTCTCCTTGGTTGTGCCCCCGTGAGGGGGCGGTTGGTTTACTCTTCGCCGAAAACGATGTCGTCGCCGAGACGCTCGGCGGCTTCGTTTTGCAGGGCATAAATCAAACGTAGGATGCCCGTAAGATCCTCCGCCACGGCTGGCGGGCTTTTAGAGATCACCAGCATGAGGGTTAGCTTCTGGCTGCGGAGCAGCGCCCAATCGATGTTCATCTCACTCTCCTTGGTTGTGGGGGCCGAAGCCCCCGGTTGGTTTACTCGCACACGATCTCGCGGATCTCTTCCTCGACCACGCGCTGCGTCACGCCCTTGACCACGACCCGACAGGTGGGCGAGTCGCTCTTGACGTAGGCGTAGATGCCTACGCGGAAGGTGAGTCCGTATGGATGCTTGTAGGTGAAGTAGAAGTCCCGGTTGGGTGCTCCGAAGGTGTAGTCCCTAGTGTCTGCCGTCCAGTCTGCGAACTTCTCGAGTAGACGCGTGAGATTCTTGTCCTTGAACGAGGACAGACCGTCGAACGACAGGCTGAACCGCACGATCTGATCCCAGACCTCAGCGCCGACCCAGACGTCCCTCCGCAAGGACGGAGGGAACATCTCGAAGACCTTCTGGATCTCCGGCGCAGCCATCTTGAGCTTGCCGTCGAACTCCTTGATCTTGGCAGCTTCGGCACGGAGGGACTTACGCGCATTGAACAGCTTGCTGTTGATGAGAGACATGGTACTTCTCCTGAAAGAGGGGCGTTGGTTGGTGTGCCCCGTTGAAAAGCCGGGACGTGTGTCCCGGATCTTTGCTACTACTTCTTACTTGACTCGGACGCCTGCCGCACGCATCGCCCACCGCCAGTACTTGGCATAGCGTGCGTGGTTCTTGATGGTGTCGTAGTGGATACTCTTCACCGTCCAGTCACCCGTGCGGAAGTCCTGCTCGTTCTCCGCACTCAGCCACTCGTAGACAGAGCCAGAGGCAGGGGAGGACGACGGGTGCGTGTAGCCCCGCATGAGCGCGACCAATTCCTTGAACCCCACCTCGACCTCCTCGGTGGACGTGTCGCCATCGGGACAGTAATCGTCCTCGTCGAACTCAGGCGCAGGGTAGACCGTCTCGATCAGTACGATTCTCAGCATGACACTCTCCTTAAAAAGAAAACACAACGACAACGAACAGATAGAACACTGCGAGAATCACGAGCGCGGAGGCAAGCTCCTTGACCCGCTCTTTGAACCCCACTTTATCCTCCTCGACCACCCGCCTTACCTGCACAGGCTCGTCCTCCACTACGTGGAACGTCCGGTTGCGCACGTCCACCCGGATGGTGCGCGGTAACTTCCTCTCTTGCTTCTCGTCCATCTCACTCTCCAAAAAACGGGACACCTGTCCCGGCTAAAGACTGGGCGTACGTCCAGCAGCCCGCCCCTCCAACACCGCCTGATAGGCGGCGAACAAACACTCCCTCTCCTGCTCCGGCAAGAGCAGCGTCCAGTCAGACAAACACTCTTCGGAAACCTCAAGGCCATCGTCGACACGACGCTCGACCTCGATAAGCGCTTGCTTGAGGCACGCTAAACGTAAGGGGTAAAAGGATGTGGGGGTTTCGTCGGCTTTTCTCTTCGTGTCCTTGATCTTGCGCTCGAGCAACTGCTTCAGGCGGGTGTAGGTTGAGCTTTTGGCGAGTCGTCGCCGAACCGCCGCACGCTTCCTGCGCACACCATTCTCGTGACACGCCTTGCAATGATTGTCATACACCCAACGAACCTTGGTGTGGGGCGTTCTCCATCCGTAAGCACGACACTCGGCAGCGGTAGCCTGCCGCTTGAAAAGATCCAAGTGCTTGATCCGCTCGCACGTCGCACACCACTTGTGGCGCTCCGGGACATTCGTACTCTGCGGTACTCGGGCAATCGGACTCTCGCGTACCCAGCCCGTGAGCACCTTCGCACGGGCTAACAGCCGCTCGATCTTGGGCGCGGGGAACTCCACCACACCCTGCGTATGGGCAAGGTGCTCAACCGTCTCCAACATCAACGCGTAGGCGTTGTAGCGCCTAGAAGGGCGCGGGGACTGCGCCAGCCGCCGCTTCAACCATGCAACAAGCTCGAAGTCAGACAGCGAATCACGGTTCCCAATAAAGGTTCTGAGCGTCATAGCAAAAAAGCCTTCACGATCAATGGGTTGCACAAGGGTTGCATAAACTACCGGACATTTTGCACGTTAAGCACGTGTTCGTGCGGACGGAAATCCCCTTACGAATCAACAACCTGCCCGGATGCTTACATATTATACAGGGGGTTTTTGAGTACTTCATTACGAGAACGTCAAAGCATCTTCCTCTTCCCACCAACCAGCAAGTCTGATTTTGGTGGGGGTGTATATATCTATCTATCTATCTAATAATATATATATATATATATAGTATAGAAAGTAAGAACGTCGGCAAGCGCTTGTTTTGCTTGAGTTTTGTCGAGCGCACGAGAGGGCGCTGAATGGGATTCTGGGGGGCCGGTTGCACACGACCCCCCAAAAGAGTTTACATAATACGGGACATTGTCCCGGCATTCTTCAGTAGTTCCGGTACGCTGAGACGCGTACCGAGTACTCCCGCGTGCTCACCCTCTGGACGGACACCGTCCGTCCGATGCACCCGCAGCAGTCCCACTCGTGGCGGCAGGACGTGCCGCCCAGCGTGTGGTAGATCGCCCGCTTGATGTTGGCGTGCTCTTTCCGGGACAGTTGTCCCGGCACTCTGATGGTGTACCGCAGTACACCTGCGTGTTCCCCTCCCCAGTCCTCCTCGATCACACGAGGTGCGGGAGCGCGGACGGTGTGAAGGTATGAGTGCTGGTCGTTGGATGACCAACCGTCTGCGTACCGGAAGGTATGACGAAGGTAAAGGTTGATGTGTTGCATGGTTCTCTCCTGAGAAAAAGCGGGACACGTGTCCCGGAAAAAGAGAGGGCGACACTGGTCGCCCTCCCGGCTCATTTCTTCATGTCGTCCCACGCGGCGAGCGCGAGGGAACAGACGATGAATATGGGGCCGATCACGACCGCGAGGGCCGTGATCCAAGCACACGCGAGGATGATTACTTCAAGCATGTTGGTGCCTCCAAGCGGGTTGGTTCAAAGCAACCCCCAAAAACACTGCAGTAATAGCTGCGCCCGTAGGGCGCAGCCTGAATGGCGCGAATTGCTTCGCGCCTCGAGGGAGCCGGACGTCCGGCAAAGAAGTTGTGGGCGTCAACCCACACAGCCCCGTAGTGGGACGCTACAGCTACAGCCACGCCGCCCGTAGGCGTGGCGTCTCTTTTGAAGCCGATTACAACCATTTCACTCTCCTGAGAAAAAGCGGGACATTGTCCCGAAAGTTGCCGACGGACTCGTCAGTAGGCGCGATACGCCTAGACCCGCTCACGCGGGTTTCGTCCTGTTTTACCGAGTATTGATCTGATACATCTTCGCCTTCAGCCTGCGAGCTATGCTCACAAGCTTCCTCGCCTCACGGGTTCCCTCGCGGGCCTCCGCAGAGGACGAAAGGGGTTTGCTAGGGTAGTCTAGGACTACCCATCCGTTCGCTCGGTACAATCGAAGCCCGGAGTCCTCACCCGCCTCTAGGCGGGCTGCTACCCGCTCGCCCCAAGGGGCGAGAAGGGATGAGGTCTGGTTCATGAGAGAGATGATGTTGGCGCGTTGCATGGTGCTCTCCTGAAAAAACGGGACAATGTCCCGGAAGTTGTTGACGGACTCATCAGCGTGCGCATCACGCACGGACGCCTCGCGGCGTTTCGTCCTGAAAAGCGGGACAAGTGTCCCGGAACCTCGTCCCCACCCTCGCAGGCAGGGACGAAGCAGCGCGGCGAAGTGTCAATCACTTCGCGAAGGCAGCGGCCAGCGCACGAGCCGCAAGCTTCCTCGCGCCCTCGTACTCGTTCGCGGCCTTGGCAAGCTTCGCGGCCAGCGCGATAAGCTCGGCGGGAATCTCCACCTCGTCCTCGCTCTGGCCCGTCTCGTACAGCGCCTTGACCAAGCGCTGCACTCGCTTGCGTGCCGTCTCGTATTTCTCCGCGCTGCTATCGAACACGATGCGCCCCGTCTTTTTCTCGATCAGCGGCACGTCGTACTTCGTGCTGGCAAGCCGCTGCGCGAGCGGCTCAAAGGTCTCGCGCTTCATGCGCGCAGCCTTCGCAATGCGGACGACGTCCGCGAGCGCGGTTTCGTCGTCGTCGCCGGTCTTGAACGTCTTGAGGATCGCCGCTTCCAATGCTTTCATAGCCATGACTACTCTCCGGAAAAAACGGGACACGTGTCCCGGGGGTTGCGCTGGCCGGACTGCCAACGTGACTACAGTATAGCATATAGGGCTTTTTTGCCATCTAATTTCGGTCGGCCCCCACCCCCCAAAACTGCAATGAGCCTCTCGGGTGCGTGGCAAGAACAGTGTTCCAGACCTACGCCGCCCATTTTTCAAAATCTCCTGTTTCCCCTCACGCCAAACACCCCCCGCCCTCTTTCAAACTCCCGACCCCCCACTCCCTATATAAAAAACGCCGGTAAAATCCTGTCAAACATTACACACCACCACGCCATTCTTGCGCCCGCGCCATTTGTTCTATATATTGTTTGAAATGGGAGCACAGTCTCATGGATATTTATGAAGTGCAGTCGGGGACTGCGCATGTTTGAACAGCTTATCGACTTCACGCCAGAACCCGGTATGGCGGAAGATTTTCAGCCGCTTGAAAAAGTCGCGCCTGCTGCGCTGCTATCTGCGCAGAAAGAAACTGCCGACTGGCTGAAAGAGCTGGGTGTACCGCCCGATGACGCAATTACCGAGCGTCAAGAACAGGCAGCAGCGCGAGAAGCCTTCAACGCGCTGAACTTTAGCCCGGACACCGACGCTCAGCGCACCGCCCTAGTCGCCATCAAAACTCCTCCGGCTGTTCAACAGCTCGTCGGCATGTTGACCGCCTACGATTGGGAGTTTGTTGAGCGTGCGAAAGAGCTGAGAAGCTACACGGTATCGAAGATACTGGAAGAAACGACCCATCCGGATGCCCGGATACGCCTCAAGGCGCTTCAGATGCTTGGTAATGTCACCGAGGTGGCGCTATTTACTGAGCGCGTGGAGGTGACGAAGAAGGATGTGTCGGAAGAAGAGATCGAAAAACGCCTGCGCGAACGCCTCGAGAAGCTCCTGACGCCAATGGACGGAGCACTGATCCTAGAAAAACCCGACGCCCCCGCTATAAACACAGAAGAAACCGGTCTCGACGACGAGATTGGAAGCGTAGCGGAGCGAGCAGAGCATTCGGAGCGCACGAATGCTTGAAAGCCTAGACGAAAAAGCCCTCTCCTCCCTCCTAAAATCACTGCCGACGCTTCCGAAGGCAGAAAAACAGGCGCTGCTCGAAGAGTTAGAGTCTTTCGCGCACAAAAAAGCCCTCAAAGCGGCGCGAGATGACTTTCTGCGGTTCTGCGCCCGTCTGTATCCAGACTGGAAAGAGGGTCCGCACCATCGATTTCTGAAACCGATCCTGCATGAGGTGCGAGACGGTACGCAAACACGGGTCACTGTCTCGATGCCCCCGCGTTTTGGCAAGTCTGAAACCATCGCGTATCTCTTCGTTGCATGGTACCTCGGGCACAACCCGCATCATCACATTATGATGGCGACGCACACGGCAGCGCTGTCCGCCGACTTCGGGCGCAAGGTCAGAAACCTGATCGATAGCCCCGCTTACCAAGAAATTTTCCCCGGAACACAGGTCTCCAAGGACAAAAGCGCGTCTGATAACTGGACGACGACCGCTGGAGGCAAGTATCTGGCGATTGGTATCGGTGCAAACGTCGCCGGTCACGGCGCACACCTGCTTATCGCAGATGACCTTGTTTCTGAACAGGCGGTGCTTGCCAATCCTGACACGGCTTTTGCCGTGGCTTGGGAGTATATGCAGGTCGGTCCGCTCCAGCGTCTGATGCCGGGTGGACGGATCGTGATGATCGGCACCCGCTGGGGTAAAAAAGATCCGATTGGGCGTGCGCTGCAGTGGGCTGTGGACAATCCCGAGAGTATCCCTTGGAGAGAAGTGCGGTTCCCCGCCATTCTGCCTTCCGGCAGGAGTCTCTGGCCTGAGCAGTGGCCTGTTGAGCAGTTGCAGGCTAAGAAAGCGGGGATGCAGGCGCAGTTTTGGTCTGCGCAGTACATGCAGGATCCGACCTCTGAAGAGGGCGCGATCCTCAAGCGCGAGTGGTGGAAGCTCTGGGATCACGATTCTCCGCCCCCAGTGGAGTTCACTATACAAGTGTGGGACACCGCGCACGACACAAAGAGTCACAACGACTACAGTGCATGCGTCACGATGGGGGTGTTTTTTAATGAAGAGCGCAGCCGTCACGAGATCATTCTCTTGAACGCGCTCAAAGATCGGCTGGAGTTTCCGGACCTCAAGAAGAAATGTCTGGAGCACTTCAAGGAGTGGAACCCGGACTGCTTGCTGATTGAGAAGAAAGCGGCAGGTGCGCCGCTGATTCAAGAACTGCGGCAGATGGACATGTACGTGGAAGAGTACAGTCCCTCGAGGGGCAAAGCCGGAGTTTCAAACGATAAGCGAGCGCGTGTGAATGCCGTAGCTCCTGTGCTTTTTGATGGTGCCGTCTGGGCACCCGACCTCCGCTGGGCGCACGAATTGATCAACGAATGCGCTGAATTTCCCAACGGAGAGCACGACGACTATGTAGACTGTGTCACTATGGCGCTGATGCGCTTTCGTCGTGGGGGGTTTGTTTCCTTATCAGACGACCGGCGCGAAGATCAGAAGTACTTCAAGGCGCGTCGAAAGGCGTACTACTGAAAAGGTAAGTAAGCATGGCAACGAATATCGATAAAGCCCTCTATCAGGCACCCCAAGGCATGCTTAGTCTCGAAGAGACAGCACCGCCTATTGAAATTGAAATCGAGAATCCCGATGCCGTCAGCATTGGAATGGGCGACCTTGAGATTGAGCTGGTAAAAAGCAAAGCCGGTGAAGGCGGCGAATCGTTCGACGCCAATCTGGCCGAGTACATTGATGACAATGAACTGCAGTCGCTGGCTTCCGAGCTTTTGTCCGATTTTGAAGACGACGTTTCCAGCCGCAAAGACTGGATGCAGACGTACGTGGACGGTCTCGAATTGCTCGGGATGAAGATTGAGGAGCGCTCGGAGCCGTGGGAAGGCGCGTGTGGCGTGTACCACCCGATGCTCTCGGAAGCCCTCGTGAAGTTTCAGTCTGAGACCATGATGTCGACCTTCCCGGCGGCAGGCCCGGTGAAGACCAAGATCATCGGACGTGAGACTCCCGCCAAGAAAGAATCCGCAGATCGTGTCCAAGAAGACATGAACTATCAGTTGATGGAGCGGATGGTCGAGTACCGGCCTGAGCACGAGCGCATGCTCTGGGGTCTGGGACTGGCAGGCAACGCATTCAAGAAGGTCTACTACGACCCGCACATGGAGCGGCAGGTCTCCGTTTTTGTGCCCGCTGAAGACATCGTTGTGCCGTACGGAGCCTCAGATATTGAGACTGCGCCCCGTGTAACGCATGTGATGCGCAAGACCGAGAATGAGCTACGACGCCTGCAAGTCGCGGGCTTCTACTGCGACGTGGACTTGGGCGAACCCCTGAACACACTCGATGAGATTGAGAAGAAGATTGCGGAGAAGATGGGCTTTCGAGCCACCTCTGACGACCGCTTCAAGCTCCTCGAAATGCAGGTTGATCTGGACTTGCCCGGATACGAACACGAAGACGGCATCAAACTGCCATACATTGTGACTATCGAAAAGGGCACGCAGAAGGTTTTGGCTATCCGTAGGAACTGGGAAGAGACGGACAAGACCTACGCGAAGCGACAGCATCTCGTGCATTACGGGTACATCCCCGGCTTTGGCTTCTATTGCTTTGGCCTGATCCACCTGATCGGTGCGTACGCCAAGAGCAGCACGTCGATTCTCCGGCAGCTTGTTGATGCAGGCACGCTGTCGAATCTTCCGGGCGGGTTCAAGTCTCGTGGGATGAGACTGAAAGACGACGATACGCCGATCTCTCCGGGAGAGTGGCGGGATGTTGACGTCCCGAGCGGAGCGATCCGCGACAACCTTCTGCCGCTGCCGTACAAAGAGCCTAGCCAAGTTTTGGCGGGCTTGATGGACAAGATCATTCAGGAAGGCCGTCGCTTTGCCAATACGGCGGACCTTCAGATCAGTGATATGTCCGCTCAAGCTCCGGTGGGTACCACGCTGGCTATTCTGGAGCGAACGCTCAAGACGATGTCCGCCGTGCAGGCACGGATCCACTACTCGATGAAACAGGAGCTGAAACTCCTGAAGAACATCATCGCAGCCTACACGCCGGATGATTACAGCTACGAGCCGGAAGTGGGCGACCGACGAGCCAAAAGGTCGGACTACGATGACGTTGACGTCATTCCGATCAGCGACCCCAACGCCAGCACGATGGCGCAGAAGATTGTTCAGTATCAGGCAGTCCTTCAGCTTGCGCAGGCCGCGCCTCAGATCTACAACATGCCGCTGTTGCACCGTCAGATGCTGGACGTGCTGGGCATCAAGAACGCCGAGAAACTCGTGCCGCTGGACGACGACCAGAAGCCGACAGATCCGGTGTCTGAGAATCAGAACGTGCTGATGATGAAGCCGGTCAAGGCGTTCATGTACCAAGACCATCAGGCCCACATCACGGTGCACATGTCGGCGATGCAGGATCCGAAGATTCAGGCGTTGCTGCAGAACAATCCGGCTGCGCCGCAGCTTATGCAGGCCATGCTCGCGCACATTAACGAGCATCTCGGGTTCGAGTATCGCAAGCAGATCGAGCAGCAGATGGGCATGCCTCTGCCTCCGCAGAAAGACGAGACTGGGGAGGATATCAATATGGACCCGTACGTCGAGGCGCAGTTGGCTCCGATGCTGGCGCAGGCGGCACAGAAGCTGTTGCAGCAGAACCAGCAACAAGCTGCACAACAGAAAGCTCAGCAGCAAGCACAGGATCCGCTGGTGCAGATGCAAATGCAGGAGCTTCAGATCAAGGCGCAAGAGCAGCAGCGTAAAGCTGCTAAGGATCAGGCCGATAACGCGCTGCGACAGCAGCAGTTGCAGATCGAGCGCGAAAAAATGGCCGCGCAGCAAGCCGTCGAGAACCAAAGAACGCAGGTTGATGCGCTCAAGACTGTTGCACAGCTAAAGAATAACGAGGCACAAGCCAGTCGGAAGCTTAACGTGGACGCGCTCAAACACGTGGCAGACATGAACGTCGAGCGTGAGTTGCGTGCGATGCAGGAGCGGATGCGTGCGCGGCAGGAAAAAACAAAGGGGTAAGCAGGCATGGACGTTTTTGAAGTGCTGATTCAGCAGACTGACGAGAAAGTCGAGCAGTTGAAAGAACACTTGGCGGAAGGAAAAGCGTCCAGCTTTGAAGAGTACAAACGATTGTGCGGGGAGATTCGAGGTCTACTCCTTGCGCGTGGCTACGTCATAGACCTTCAACAAAAAATGGAGTACTCGGATGAATGAAATTTTGCTGGCTACAAACCCCAGCAGCCCACAAGTTGTCGGAATGTATCGTCCCGACGCGACGGCAGAAGAGAAAGCAACACAACTCCCAGCTCCGTCTGGCTATCGCATCCTGTGTGCGGTGCCTGACATCGAGAAAGAGTTTGAAAGCGGTCTCGTCAAATCGGATGAGACGATCCGGATGGAAGAAACGCTCACAACCGTGCTGTTTGTTGTGGAGCTGGGTCCGGATTGTTATAAAGATCCTGCGCGGTTCCCGACGGGGCCGTGGTGCAAGCAAGGAGATTTTGTACTGGTGCGCCCGTACTCAGGCTCTCGGCTTGTCATTCACGGCAAAGAGTTCCGACTCATCAATGATGACTCGGTTGAAGGTGTAGTTCAAGATCCACGCGGCATCCGCCGCAAGTAAGAGGAGTACAAGATGCCTCAATTTGAACAGGAAGAGTTTAAGTTCCCTGACGAAACCAACCAGAAAAAGGGTGGTGCCGAGCAGGATCAGTTTGAAATCGAGATCGAAGACGATACGCCCGAAGAAGATCGCGGACGTACGCCGCTACCAAAGCCGCTGGTTGAAGAGCTTGAGCAGGATGAGCTTGACGACTACGACGAGAAGGTCAAGACCAAATTTAAGCAGATGCGGAAAGTTTGGCACGACGAGCGTCGGGAAAAGGAAGCCGCTCTCAGGGAACAACAAGAAGCCATCACGCTTGCGCAGCGCCTGCTTGAAGAAAACAAGCAGATCAAAAGCATTTTGATCACAGGCGAGAAGGAGTATGTTGCCACTGCGCAACATGCTGCCGAGATGGAGCTTAATGCAGCAAAGCAGGCTTTGAAACAGGCACACGAAGAGTTTGATGCCGACAAGATTGTTGAAGCTCAACAAGCTTTGCAAACGGCGAACTTCAAATTGATGCAGGCAAAGAGTTTCAAGCTTCCTGCTTTACAACAGGAAGAAAATGCGGTACAAAGTGTTCCAAGAGCTGAATCAGCCGCTCCTAAAGCCGATACCAAGGCGCTTGCGTGGCAAGAGCGCAATCCTTGGTTTGGGGCGAATAAGGGGATGACCGCCTTTGCTCTCGGGCTTCACTCAGAGCTTGAAGAGAGTGGGGTGCAGGTTGGTTCAGACATGTATTACTCCGAGTTGGACAAAACACTTCGGAAAAGATTCCCAGACTATTTTGGGAATGACAGTGATAGGAACTCTCAGAAAACGAGAGCTAACACCGTAGTCGCTCCGGCAACGCGCAGCACGTCTTCAAACAAGATCAAGCTGAAGCAGAGCCAAGTCCAGTTGGCAAAGAAACTGGGCCTTACGCCGGAACAATACGCACGGGAACTTGTGAAAATGGAGTCTCAAAATGGCTGAAAGTCGCACGCCCCGTGATGTTGAAACGCGGGAATCCAAATCGCGCCCTAAACAGTGGCAGCAACCCGAGTCGCTTCCTGAGCCTGACAAAATGCCGGGATACGCGTACCGATGGATTCGTGTTTCTACGCTGAATACGGCTGATCCTCGCAACCTTTCTGGAAAACTTCGTGAAGGTTGGGAGCCTGTTCCTGTCGAAGAACAGCCCAAATTCAAACTGCTGGTCGATCCGTCGTCACGGTTTCGTGACAACATTGAGATTGGCGGGTTGCTTCTCTGCAAAACCCCGGCTGAGTTTGTTGATCAGCGTACAGCGCACTTCAACAAACAGGCCGCAGGGCAAATGGAGTCTGTCGACAACAATCTAATGCGTCAGAGTGACCCGAGGATGCCGCTCTTCAAAGAGCGTAAGTCTTCGACCAGCTTTGGCAAAGGCATCTAATTTTAGGAGTCTTAAATGGCTTATCCTGTTATTGCAGCCCCTTACGGCTATCGACCGATCAATCTGATCGGTGGACAGGTTTTTTCGGGGTCCACCCGAAACTACCCGATTGCGTACAACTACAACCAGAACATCTTCTACGGTGATCCGGTTACGATCTCATCGGGCTTTGTGGTTGTTGCAACCGCCCCGATGAGCACGACCAACACCACGGTTGGTATCTTCTTGGGTTGCTCGTTCACGAACCCCATCACCAAGCAGAAGCAGTTCCAGCAGTACTATCCGCTGAACACCGCTGCCGGTGATATTGAAGCAATCGTCTGCGACGATCCGGACACGGTCTTCCGTATGGCAGTTGTTCAGACTGCTAGCGGTGCGACCGGAACGGCCATTGGTTCGATGTCGCAACTGGCGGTAGGTGTTAACGTCGCAGGTTCGACAATTACCACGGGCAACATCAGCACTGGCAACAGTACGCTGGGTGTGGTTGGCGTAACGGCTAACCAAGCGGGTGGTGGCTGGCGGGTTCTGGGGCTTGTCCCTGACACGCAGATCGATACGGGCTGCACCTACGTTTCCGGGACGGGTACGACTTCGATTGTTGTGTCGGGCCTGACGATTGGGCAGGTGATTCAGATTGGTACGGACATGTACCAACAGCAGACCAACGGTCAGTTGCAGTGGGTTGGAGCGGTTAACTCTCAGGTTACCGTGTCCTCGACGACCTCGCAGACGCTGACGATGTCGGCGAACACGACTATCAGTGGTTCGAGCACCCCGCTTACGCTGGTTCAGTCGCCGGAGATCTTTGCGAAGATCAACTTCAGCGCCCACCGTTATTACGTTGCTTAAGGAGTAACTTAAATGGCTATTTCACGCGCACAACTGCTTAAGGAACTCCTGCCGGGTCTGAACGCGCTGTTCGGTCTGGAGTACGCTCGTTACGGCGAAGAGCACAAAGAGATCTACGAAACCGAGACTTCGGAACGTAGCTTTGAAGAGGAGACCAAGCTGTCGGGCTTCTCTGCTGCTCCCGTCAAGAACGAGGGTCAAGCCATTGCGTACGACAATGCGCAGGAAGCTTGGACGGCTCGTTATAACCACGAAACCATCGCTCTGGGTTTCTCGCTGACGGAAGAGGCCATTGAGGACAACCTCTATGACTCGCTGTCGGCGCGTTATACCAAAGGACTGGCTCGTGCGATGGCGTACACCAAGCAGGTTAAATCTGCTGCAGTTCTGAACAACGGCTTCAACAACGCCTTCCTCGGTGGAGACGGTGTTGCGCTGTTCAGTACCGCCCACCCGCTGGTTAACGGCGAAACCAACAGCAACCGTCCTTCGACTGCTGCCGACCTGAATGAGACCTCGCTTGAGGCTGCTGTGATTCAGATCGCTGCGTGGACCGACGAGCGTGGGCTGCTGATCGCTGCCAAGCCCAAGAAGCTGATTGTTCCTCCCAACCTGATGTTCGTTGCAACCCGCCTGCTTGAAACTGAGCTGCGTGTTGGTACGGCTGACAACGACATCAACGCGCTCAAGAATAACGGTTCGATCCCCGGTGGCTACACCGTGAACCACTTCTTGACCGACACTAACGCTTGGTTCCTGACCACCGACGTTCCCAACGGCATGAAGCATTTTGTGCGGACTCCGCTGCAGAACTCGATGGACGGAGACTTCGACACGGGTAACGTGCGGTACAAGGCTCGTGAGCGTTATTCGTTCGGTTGGTCCGATCCGCTCGGTATGTTCGGAAGCCCCGGTGCTTAATAAGCGCTGAGCTGAGAACAGGAAGGGGGCTTGCGCCCCCTTTTCTTTTGTGCTAAAACGCTGTTATCCGTAACCCCCAACCCATCAGACCGGTACGGCGGACGTCATGCAGACTGGTGGGTGACTCGCATGTGAGGATTAAATGGCTAACACTACTTTCTCCGGCCCAGTTCGTTCGCAGAACGGTTTTCAAACCATTTCCGTAAATTCCACTACGGGTGCGGTTACCACGACTTCTACTCTTGGCCCCGCTACTAGCGTGACCGATCTGACGACCACAAATTTGGTCTTTACTGACCAGAACCACCCAACGACTGCCGCAATCAACGCATCGGCCACCGCCACCCCAGCAGAAGTTTTAACTGGCTACATCACCTCCACCTCTGCTTCCGCAACGACCATTACGTTGCCCACGGGTACGTTGCTTGGCGCTGCTATTGGTGCGGTCAGAGGTACCGTGCTTGAGTTGTATGTTGATAATACTGCTGGCGCAAACACAGTGACCATTGCGGTTGCTGTCAACGGCATCTTGTCCACCGCTGCTACGGACAGTTCAGGCTCGTTTGGCGACTTGACGATTGCCTCTGGTGCCACGGGCCTTGCCCGGTTCACCATCATGTTCTCCAGCCCTACCGCATACGTGTTCACTCGCACTGCCTAATCAACCCAAGGGGCTTCGGCCCCCTGTTTAGCTTTAAGGAGTTGCTATGTCTGGCGGATGGACTGCGGTCGACCCAGTTACGAATAAATCTATCCCGATTACCGGTACTAATGCTGGTGGCGCGGTAGCCCCTTATATCATGCCGTCCCCCATGCAGCAGGATGCTGTTGGGAAGATGCGCATCTCTCAGCCGACGTCGCTGATCGACACGGACTTTGAGTATGGTCCGCAGCCGTCGAAGTGGGAGTCTCTGAACCTACAGAACAACCGCCCAGCACAATACTACGATCCGCAAGCTCCGCTGACGGTGACTAGCGTTACTCCTTCTAGCGGCACACGAAACATTACTGTTGCCGGTACTTTCGTTGTCCCTGCTGCATCTCTGATCTACATTCAGAACCCAACCAATCCTTTGGCAGGGGGGTGGGGCTTTACCGCTGTTGGCGGCACCAACAGCATGACTGTGGTGATGGATACTTTGCAAACTACGTCTAGTAACGTATTTAATACCGCTGGAACGTATGTTTATGTAGGGTTTAACTATTCAAACAGTGGTATGGGGCTTAGTACTACAACCTCGTTTAGTACCAACGGCACTTCTACTGTTACGGTCACTACTGGTAGTTTTCACGGGCTTTCCGTAGGCTCACTTATCTACGTCGTAGGTACTACCTCAACTGGCACAAGCGTTAATGGCCCGCAGATTGTAGCTTCAGTCCCCACCAACACTAGTTTTACGTTTACTAATATTAACGGAACCGTTGCCTCTTTAGCCATCACTAACTCTACGGGACAAGTAAATATTTTTGCGCGGTCTGCTGGTTCGGTGGAGTCGCGTCCCTACGATGGTGGTGTCAGTTTTACCGCAGGTTCGGTTGGGGTTGGGCAGCAGCTTATCCGTCAGACGCGTCGGTACTTCCGATATCAGTCTGGTAAGAGCGTTCAGTTTTCGACTGGCACTGCGCTGTGTCCTTCGCTTTTCGTCACCAACATTACTTCGTCCGGTACGACTGTTACTGTAACGACGCGCTTCCCTCACAACCTCTCCACGAACTGCCGTGTGTTGGTGTCAGGGTGTAGTCCGGGGCAGTACAACGGCAATTTCCAAGTTGCTACTGTCCCCAGCGCAACAACTTTTACCTACACTGCCGCCACTGCACCGACTTCAACACCCGCTACAGGTTTCCCGATGCGCGTCAGCCCCATCAACTGGGCGGGCGCGTCAAACCGTGTGGGGATGTTTGACCAGCAGAACGGAATGTTCTTTGAGTACGACGGTCAAACGCTGTTTACTGTTTGGCGTTCTAGCGTCTTGCAGTTGAACGGCATTGTGACGGTTACTCAAGGGTCAGGTACTGTTTCTGGTGCGAGCACCCAGTTTTCTACCCAACTAGATGTCGGCGATTTTATTGTTATTCGGGGGCAGACTTATCGAGTTGTTGCCATAGCTTCCAATACACTGCTACATATTTCCCCCGAGTATCGCGGGACGACTATCAGCTCGCCCTCCTACGCGCTTGTTTCAAAAACCATCGACACGCGTATCCCTCAGTCTCAGTGGAATCTGGATAAGTGCGACGGTACGGGTCCGTCTGGGTACAGAATTGATCTGACTCGGATGCAGATGCTGTACATAGACTACTCTTGGTATGGCGCGGGTACGATTCGTTGGGGTGTCCGTGCTACGAGTGGGCAAATCATCTGGTGCCATCAGCAGCAGAATAACAACGTACAGTTTGAAGCGTACCTGCGTTCAGGTAACCTCCCGGCGCACTACGAATCTAATGGTATCGTTGGGTATACGAGTAGTACAGATAATGTGGTCAATATTTTTTACGCTCCGAATTATCCCGGTTTAGGTATGGCTTTAACAAATGCTATTACGGAGACAGCCAATTCAATTACGGTCACATCCGGTAGCACTTACCTACCCTCAACCGGGGGTATTATTTCGATTGGTACCGCACCAAACAATGAGTTTGTGTATTACGCATCGAGGTCTGGAACTACGTTAGATGGGTGTGTTCGTGGGTTGCCGGGTGGTGTACCACCTAGAGCTTGGGCGACTTCAACAACCGTTACTTGTGCCGGTATTACTGTAAGAAATCTGTACGGCTTCCCCACGACGGGCGGCACTGTTAGATTGACTGGTAGTGGGTCTGCTTCAGGTATTACAACGTGGGCTTACACAAACATTTACAGCAATATTTTGTATAGTTCAAATACTGCCGCAGATTCAGTGTTTTCAACCGGCGCTTCTTCAACTTCTCCCCTAGGTGTCGAATACGCCTCCCCCGATACCGCTGCGCCGCTGTCTCATTGGGGTTCGTCAGTCATCATGGACGGTGGCTTCGACGACGACAAGTCGCTGGTGTTCAACTACGGTACGACATCCACCATCTCGATTAACGCCGGAACCACAGTTCCTATTCTTGCTATTCGACTGGCTCCGGCAGTTGATAACGGTCGAATCGGTATCATGGGTGACAAAGAAACCCTCAACCGTGGTCAGTTGCAGCTTCTGGACATAGCGGTAGTTAGCTCAGGCGCGGTGCTGGTTAACCTGATCCTGAACGGGTATACCACAGGGTTCACTGGCAGTTTTGTATCGGCCAACCTTGGTACTACGGTTACTTCGTCTCTCGCTCAGGTGGCGGTTAACACCAGTAATACAGCTACGGTTACGGGTGGTGAGTCGGTTACGGCTCTGTACTCCAACGGTGTTAACCAGCTTGACCTGTCGCAAGTCCGAGATTTGGCAAACTCTATTCTTGGGGGCGGTACAAGCAACGTGGTGCCGACTTTAGCTTCTCGCACTAACGTCTACCCTGACGGGCCTGATGTGATGTACGTGGTTGTGACTAACACCACTGCGAGCGCAGTCACGGCACTTGCGCGTCTTAACTGGAAAGAGGCTCAGGCGTAACATGCAATTCGACGAAGCCTTTCATCACCTCCTCGGGCACGAGGGAGGATACTCGAACCACCCGGAAGATCCGGGTGGCGAGACTATGTGGGGGGTAACGAAGGTTGTTGCTCGGGAGAACGGCTACAACGGGCTTATGAAAGATATGCCCACTGAGGTCGCCAAGAGCATCTACCGGGAAAAGTATTGGGATGCTGTTCAAGCTGAGAAACTTCCCCCGACAATCCGTTACGCTGTCTTTGATGCTGCGGTGAACTCGGGTCCGGGTACGTCCATCAAGTGGTTGCAGGAAGCGGTGGGTGCCACGCCTGACGGAGTACTTGGGCCTAAGACGCTTGCAGCGATCAATGAGCTGCACCCTGACGGTATCCTGCGCCGGATGCTGGGTAAACGACTTAGGGCTATGACCAACATGCGGGGCTGGCCTTCGTTCTCTGCTGGTTGGGCGCGTCGAGTGGCGACACTGCTGGAGGCGTAAGTGCAGAACCTTCGGCAAGAGATTGCTAGGTTGAAAGCTGAAGCGGAGATCGAACTCCGTAAGCTGGATGCTCAGTCCCCCGCCAAAGAGGTAGCTGGTAAAGCGATTGGCAAGCACGGGCTCTTCTACATCACACTGATCGTTATTATCGGTGTTGTGTCGAGCCTGTATCTGGAGTCAGATAAGATTGCCGCCGTTATGGGGCTCCTTGGCGCTTCGCTTACTGCTTTGATCTCAATGCTCAACGGCATTGCCGGTGCTAATCCTAAGCAGGAAAAGCCTGAGTTCCAAGTCATTCAGACGCTGATCGACAAGCTCGACAAGCTGGATCGCCAAGAGCCGCCGATGCGGGTCGATGTAACGGAAGGTCGGGTCACGGTCACCAAGGGTGACGACCAAATCACCACGAGCAAATGACATGGCACCTTTACTCGCAGGTATCGTCTCCTCTCTGATTCAGAACAACCTGCCTAAGGTCGCGCAAGCGGTCGTCGACAAGGGTTTGGACTACGTGCAGGAGAAGACCGGGCTGGAGCTAAAGCCTGACATGAGCGCAGAGGAAGTTAAAGCTCTGCGTGAAGCGGCTCAGAAGCACGAAGAGTTCAAGATTGAGCAAGCCAACAAGAACACGGCTGATGCTCGGGCGATGCAGGTTGCTGCGCTGGGTCAGGACGATAAGTTCGCCAAACGATATGTTATGTATCTGGCCTCTTTTTGGTCATTTACGGCGGTCGTGTACATTTTCCTCATCACTTTTACCCATATTCCTGAACTCAACATTCGGTTCGCCGACACGATCTTGGGCTTCCTGTTGGGTACGGTAGTGGCTACCATTCTGAACTTCTTCCTCGGATCTTCGGCCAGCAGCAAGGAGAAGACCGAGGTTCTGGCGGCAGAGCTTAAAGAGCAGAAGAGGTAATCATGGCTAAGACGCCTGCGTGGCAACGTGCTGAAGGTAAGAACCCGAAGGGTGGGTTGAACGCCAAAGGTCGAGCTAGCTACAACGCTGCCAATCCGGGTAAGCCGGGGCTGAAGGCTCCGCAGCCTGAAGGCGGCTCTCGCAGGGACTCATTCTGTGCCCGGATGAAAGGGATGAAGAAGAAGCTGACTTCTGCAAAGACAGCGAACGACCCTAACAGCCGTATCAATAAATCACTTCGCGCATGGAAGTGTTGACATGACCGAGCACAACCAAGAAACGGTTAAGGCCACACTGGACGGGTTGTCTGTTGTAACCGTTGTTGGTACCCTTGTCGATATGCTTCCGTCTTTTGCCGCGCTGTTTACCATTATCTGGACGGGCATTCGGATATGGGAAACGGACACCGTTCAAAAACTGTTGGGGCGTAAAGATGCCGAGCAAGAGTCGAGCACAACACAATCTGATGGCGATGGTCGCCAATGACCCCGCCGCTGCTAAGCGCCTTGGCATTCCCCAAAGGGTAGGCAAGGATTTTGTTCAGGCCGATAAAGGCCGTAAATTTGCAGAAGGTGGTCAAATGAAAGAGTCAAAAGCGATGATTGGTAAGGAGCTTGCCTTCATGAAGAAGAAGGGCGCTCCGAAGTCGATGATCAAACACGAGATGGCTGAAGCCAAGGGCATGAAGAAGATGGCTTCGGGCGGTCTTGCTGCGGGGCATAAGTCCGCTGACGGTGTTGCGTCCAAAGGCAAGACCAAGGCGAAACAGGTCAAGATGGCATACGGCGGGAAGTGCTGACATGACGCAACCCGCCAAAGAAAAGCCTAAAGCTAGGCCGCGTGTGGTCGGCCCGTTTCAAGGCGTAAACCCTCCTGAGATGGGTGCTGACGAAAGAGCCGCCCGCGAGGTTCGCCCTCCGCCTCCCCCGCCGAGCATGACCCCTACTCCCGAAGTACAGCGCAAAATGGAAGAGCAGTTGCGCGACCAACGGCAACAAGAGGAAATGGATCGCGCTGCCGAAATCTCTCGTCGTAGCTCTCTAGGGACGCTCAAGATCGAGAAAAAAGCCAAAGGTGGTATGGTCGGCTCTGCTTCCAAACGTGCTGATGGCTGTGCTCAACGCGGTAAGACCCGTGGGAAAATGGTGTAACCATGATGGCATCACGTGGGATGGGCGCAATCAACGCGTCAAAAATGCCGAAAGGCAAAACGCAACGGCGTAAAGACGGCGATGCGTTTGAGATGTATGCTGAAGGCGGTTCAACATCCCGCGTGAATCAGGCTGGCAACTACACCAAGCCCGGTATGCGGAAGTCGTTGTTTGAGTCCATCAAGTCTCGGGCAGTGCAGGGAACTGCGGCAGGTCAGTGGTCTGCGAGGAAAGCGCAGCTTCTGGCAAAGCAGTACAAAGCCAAAGGCGGCGGGTATAAGGGGTAAGCAATGGCACGCGGAAGAAATCTTGCGGCACTTGGCGCGTTGTTAGGGGCCGGAGCGATGGCGGCATCTCGCAAAAGCTCGGCGGGCGATACGCCGGTTGACGACGATGCGCAGGCGTTGCAGTTCCTGAAGGACTATAAGGAGTCAAACCTGAAGATGACGCCGGGTGAAGAAGCCGCCGTTCGTCGGCGGGCACTACGGGAGGAACCCGGCGGACGTAATCTGGTTCTTTCTGAGGGAGCGTACCCTGTTTCGACGGAGAGTGGTAAGTTCCTTCGTTCTGGCATGAAGAAGGGCGGCAAGGTTTCGTCAGCATCAAAGCGGGCGGATGGCGCGGCTCAGCGTGGTAAAACACGTGGAAAGATGGTCTGATGAAAGCGCCGCAGCAAAGCCTGAAAGATTGGTCGGACCAGAAATGGAGAACCAAAAGTGGTAAACGATCTTCTGACACGGGTGAAAGATATCTTCCAGAAGCTGCGATCAAAGCTCTTTCCCCCCAAGAATACGCCTCAACAACCCGAGCCAAGCGAGCAGGCAAAGCCTCCGGGAAGCAGTTTGTAAAGCAGCCGCCCAAAGTGGCGCAGAAAACTGCACGATACAGGTGATGTAAACAGGTTCAACAAACAACCGTAGAGGTCAACATGATTACTTTGGAACGTGCTGAAGTTCTGCTACCCCTTGTTAAGGATATGGTTTTTAACCGGATGTCGGTTAACCAAGTGACCGCTGAAATTTACGATGCCGTTATGGCATTGGAGGAGGCGATCTTGGCAGCGGTGGAAGAGGTCGTCGCTGAAGAAGCTCCGGTCGAGGAAGTTGTTGCTGAAGAAGCTCCGGTGCAAGCGGAGTAAACGATGACAACGACTGGCACCGCCACGTTCAATCTTGACGTCAATGACCTGATTGAAGAGGCGTTTGAGCGTTGCGGACAAGAGCTTCGCACCGGATATGACTTCCGGACGGCTCGGCGCAGTCTTAACTTGCTGACGATTGAGTGGGCTAACCGGGGCATTAATCTTTGGACGATTGAGCAAGGGCAGATCCCGCTGTACCCAAACCAAGCCATTTATGCGCTGCCCAATGACACCATCGATCTACTTGATCAGGTGACGCGCACAAATGCGGGTGTGGGTACGACGCAGGTCGATATCAACATCAATCGTATCAGCGAGTCCACGTACTCGACGATTCCCAACAAGTACGCTCAAGGACGCCCTATTCAGGTCTGGATCAATCGGCAGACGGCAGAGACAAACGCCACAACGGCAACTGTCTCTACGCAAAACGTCGGTACGACGGACACCACCATCTATATCAGCGATGTCACGCAGTTACCCGCAGCAGGATTTGTCAGGATTGGTAACGAGCTGATTAGCTACAGTAACTTGACGCAGCCGAGTCCAAGTTCGACGGCGGGCTACATCAGCTATTGCGGACGTGGGCAGCAGAATACGATTGCGGCAACGCACAATATCGGAGCTGCAATTTCTGTTGCGCGTCCTCCGTCAATCAATATCTGGCCGATCCCGAATCAGGGGGCAGTGGGCGATCCGTTCTACATGTTCGTGTACTGGCGCTTGCGTCGGATGCAAGACACGGGGACGGGCACGAAGACGGAAGACATTCCGTTTCGGCTGCTGAACTGTATGGTGGCGGGGCTGTCCTACTATCTATCCATCAAACTGCCGGATGTGACGCCTGATCGGATTGCGATGCTCAAGGCTGATTACGAACAGCAGTGGCAGCTTGCGGCTGAAGAAGATCGGGACAAGGCGAGTGCGCGTTTTGTGCCTCGCAGCATGTTCTACAGGTGATGTATGGCGGGGCCAAAGTATGCATCCGGTAAGTACAGCATCGCAGAATGTGACCGCTGTGGGCAGCGCTATAAACTGACGCAGTTGCGCAAGCTGACCATCAAGACAAAAATGGTCAGTATCAAAGTCTGTCCGGAGTGTTGGGAGCCGGATCAGCCGCAGTTGCAGTTGGGGATGTATCCGGTTTATGATCCTCAAGCGGTGCGAGATCCGCGTCCCGATGTTAGTTATCAACAGTCAGGCACAAGCGGTTTGCAAATTGAGCTGACTGGAGGCACAGGCCCAAACGCCGTCGGGTATCCAGAAGGGGGCAGTCGCATTATTCAGTGGGGCTGGAACCCCGTAGGCGGGGCAAGTGGAGTGGACGCAGGACTAACTCCGAACAATCTTGCCTTGAATATTCAGCTCGGTTCTGTCACTGTGGTGACTACGTAAAGGACTATCATGGACGCTAAGAAAGCTGTACACAAGCACGAACGTGCTATGCACCCCGGCAAGCCCCTCACCAAGATGGCTAAAGGCGGTAAGACTAACGCTCAGATGCGAGCCATGGGGCGTAATCTGGCAAAGGTCGCCAACCAGAAAAAATCGTCTTTCAAGTACGGGGGCTGACATGCCCAAGTACAGTATGAAGAAAGGTGGCAAAGAGGTCGGCCCCGCGTCGGTCTACGCCCCTCCCCACACCATGGAAGGTGCTAAGATGAACGTCAAGTCTGCGCAGGATCAGTTCATGCTGAAGGGCAAAGATCCTAACAAGCTGACTGCTGATCAGATGGGGCCGCGCAGTGCTGTTCCTCGTGTCAGTATGGGCGACCCGGCTGCGGATGACGTCAAGACGACCGGCATGAAGATGCGCGGTACCGGTGCTGCGACTAAAGGTGTTATGTCGAGAGGACCGATGGCGTGAATTACACGCAACTCTCAGCCGCGCTTGTTGCTTACACAGAGAACACGGGCAGTGATTTTGCTGCGCAGATTCCTGTGTTTGTGCAACAGGCAGAGCAGCGTATCTACAATTCGGTTCAGTTTCCCTCTTTGCGGAAGAACCAGACCGGTACGCTCTCTACTGCCACGCCTTACTTGTCCGCTCCGAATGATTTTTTGGCGGCGTATTCGTTTGCCGTGATTGATGCGACTGGGCAGTACAGCTATCTGCTAAATAAGGATGTGAACTTCATCCGTGAGGCGTACCCTGATCCCGCTTCGTCGGGACTTCCAAAATACTACGCGCTCTTTGGCCCGACGGTAACTGGCGGAGTGATTGGTACGGATTTGTCGTTCATTCTTTGTCCTAAGCCCGATGCAACTTACACCGTTGAGCTGCATTACTACTATTATCCAGAGTCTATCGTTACGGCGGGTACGACTTGGTTGGGTGACAACTTTGATTCGGTGTTGCTGTACGGGTCTTTGATGGAAGCCTACACGTACATGAAAGGCGAGACCGATCTGCTGGCGCTGTACGACGGCAAGTACAAAGAGGCGCTGGCGCTTGCTAAACGTCTGGGTGACGGCATGGAGCGTCAAGACGCGTATCGCTCTGGTCAGTACAGGCAGAAGGTGACCTGATGGCTTTCACCGGCAACTACACCTGCAATGTGTTCAAGACGGGGCTGCTGAACGCGGACTTTGATTTTACGTCGGATACGTTCTACATCGCACTGTACACAAACACAGCTACGCTCGACGCGAGCACGACGGCGTACACGGCAGTTGGCGAAGCGTCTGGTGGCAGTTATTCGCCCGGTGGCCTTCTGTTGTCTGTCACACAGACGCCTACTATGGGGCCGTCCAATAGCACCGTTGCGTACATCTCGTTTGCCGACGCTGTCTGGACTGGTGCGATCACCGCTCGGGGCGCACTGATCTACAAGCCGGGGGCAAATGGTGCCGTCTGTGTACTGGATTTTGGCAACGACAAGACCTCCCTCAACACCTTCACCGTTCAGTTCCCGCCTGTCAGCAACACATCCGCCATCATTCGTCTGGGGTGACCATGACTTGGACGAACATAAACACGGACGCTAACGCAAACTGGCAGAATATTAATACCGCAGTTAATCCTAACTGGTCTGGATTTAACATGGCGGGTTACGCTCGCGGCAGTGTGTCTGGCGCGTGTCTTTGCGAAGTGCCGGTGTCCGGACTAACAGACGTTCCCCCTGACTGGACCGTTATCGAGACCGCATAATGCCACTCGCAATTGAAGATCGAGTTCGTGAGGTTACTAGTACAACAGGCACGGGTGCGGTTACGCTTGCCGGTCCTGTTCTTGGGTATCAAGCGTTTTCCGTTATCGGTAACGGCAACACCACGTACTACTGTATCGCCGGGCAACTGACCAACGAGTGGGAAGTCGGACTCGGGACGTATACTGCTTCGACAAACACTCTCGCTCGCACGACGGTCTTTTCGTCCAGCAATGGTGGGGCGGCGGTACCGTTTTCTACGGGCGTTAAGGATGTGTTCGTTGTCGGCCCCCCGGCGGATCGGTTTGTGGACAACCAAGGCAACTTCGCTACGGGGACTTGGGGTATCAGTATCTCGGGGAATGCGGCTACTGCTACCAGTGCTACCACTGCTGGCACGGCTGGGTATGCAACTTTTGCCGGGACTGCTGAAAACTTGAACGGTGGTGTGATGTTTAACACCAAAGAGAAAGTCACGGTTTCGGCTACAGCGGCTAATGGAACGATTAACTACGACATAGAAACGCAGAGTGTATTGTTTTACACATCTAACGCTTCTGGAAACTGGACTGTGAATTTTCGTTCTTTTTCGGGAGAGACACTCAATGCCGCGATGTCTGTCGGGCAGTCTTTCAGCACCGTTTTTATGGTTACGCAAGGTGCGACCCCTTACTACAACACAACGGTGCAAGTGGACGGCACTACTGTAGGGGTTACTACTCGTTGGCAAGGCGGTGCGCCTACGGCGGGTAACGCTAACAGCGTGGATGTGTACTACTACACGATCATCAAGACTGCAGCTACGCCGACGTACTCTGTGTTCGCTAACCAAGTACGGTTTGTGTGATATGCCGCTTTCCGCAACCGTTGGCGCTGCCTCTGCTGCTTCTTTCGGTGCGGGCAACACTACCCCCATTTTGACTTTTCAAGCCGGTACGTTCACAACTACTGATACGTCAAGCCCGTCTTTCTCGATGGCGATTGGCACCGCAGTGCCTTACCGGCGTGTTATTGTTTGTTTAGCTTTTCGGTTGGATACTAGTACTAACCCAAATTTTCCAACCGTAACAGTGGCGGGCCAAAGCTGTACTAGGGTAACCGGGGTCATACAAGATACGACTACCAGCAACGTGACCCGCGTTGGTTCTGCTATTTATTTGACCGATGCCGATGTCACATCGGGTACTACTGCCACCGTGGCTATATCTCGCTCCGGCACCCTATTCACCAGAACCTTTGCTGCCACATACAGTATCGTCAAAAACAACCCGCTCGTTGCGGTCAATACGCAGGCACAGTTAGCAAACCCAACTACGTTCACTTCGCCTAAACAGGCGAGCCAAGTAGGTGTTGCAGTAGGTGGAGCGGGCACTTTGAGCACCCTCACTTCTTTCAGCCTTACCGGCGCAGTGACGTCAAACTATAACTCTGGTGTTCAGGAGTTTGGGGGGCTAGTGACCGGTGTTGCCGGGACTGGTAACATCACGTACACCTCTGTGGGTACAAGCGCATCCATGTACGCACTTCTTGCTGTTTGGAGATAAAGAATGCCCACGCAATACACATCCCTTCTTGGTCTGGCTAAGCCGCAAACGGGCGAGCTTAGCGGGACGTGGGGCACGACGGTCAACGAATATATCACTGACTATCTTGACGCTGCCGTAGCGGGTGCGCAGGTTATCAGTGGGGCGCAGACGGCGGTCACGCTCTCGACGACTAACGGCAGTGCGCTTGTACAGGCGGGGGCGGCTGCGGCAGGTTCATCCCAGTACGCGATTATTCGGTGCACGGGTAATCCTGCGAGTCAGTTGACTGTCACCGCTCCTGCGGCCAGCAAAGTCTATCTCGTCATCAACGCCACCTCCACCAATCAGTCCGTCAAGCTGGTTGGAGCGGGCCCGACCACTGGCGTGACCGTTGCGGCGGCTCAAGCAGCGTTGCTTGCTTGGAGTGGTACGGATTTTGTACTGATTGCTACGACTGATGTGTCAAAGCTAAGTGGGGTGTTGCCAGTAGCAAATGGTGGCACGGGTATAACTTCTTTTGGTACAGGCGTAGCCACTGCGCTTGGACAGAACGTCACGGGGTCTGGCGGGATCGTACTTGCTACGTCACCAACGATCACTACGCCTACGCTTGCTACGCCCTCTGTAACCGGGCAACTGACAGCGGCTGCAGGTGCTGTTGGAGCCCCGGCAATCACGACAACCGGAGACCTTAACACCGGTATTTTTTTCCCCGCTGCTGACACCATCGCGTTTTCAGAGGGCGGTGTTGAATCGCTGCGGATCGACGCCGTAGGTAACGTGGGAATTGGGACGAGTTCTCCGGTAAGCGCTTTACAAGTTGCAAAGGGCGAAATTCGAGGGGGAGGTGCTAGTTTAATAGAGAGTTTACAATTAATTGGGGGATCATCCGGTACCAATAATCAAATTCTTGTTAGTGGAAGTTCTGCCCTATTTGCACCTAACTCAATTTTGTTTTACACAAATAACGCAGAAAGCGTGCGTATCGACTCCTCTGGCAACGTAGGGATTGGGGGCATTACCACACCTCTTAGTCGCCTTGACGTTTTAACAGCCGGAGGAAATTGTCTTGGCACTTTTAGAAACGGCACAACGACAGCGCAAGTCGGAGTAACGTCTTCAGGTGGCGGGCAAGCGTATTTTGGTTCAACAACAAACCACCTGACGCGGTTGATCCAAAACGGAACAACACAGTTCCAAATAAGCACAACAGGTCTTGTGCAAATGGATAACGGCTACGGGTCGTTAGCAACCTTTTACGGCTGCCGCGCTTGGATTAACTTCAATGGTACGGCGGTAATTAGTCCTGCATCGATGACCGGAGTGCGCGCTAGCGGCAACGTGAGCAGCGTACTGGATAACGGTACGGGCGACTACACAATCAATTTTACTAACGCTATGCCGGATGTCAACTACGCGGTCGTGGGGACGGCGATGCTAACAAACGAGATTATTGTGACCACGCCCGGTACGATTGCGTACAACACTGGCTCAATTCGCATCGGAACTCGCGGTGGAGCGGGTGGCCTAGCGGACCCCACCTACGTTAACCTAGCCGTTTTTAGGTGATCAACATGAAAGATCTAATTATATTTTCGATGCCAGAAGGCGGTGTGGTTGTCGTACATCCCACTGGCGAACTGCCGATTGAGGTGGTCGCCCGTAAAGATGTGCCACAGGGTATCCCGTACAAATTCATCAATGCGGCTGACGTACCTACTGACCGGACGTTCAGGAACGCTTGGGTGGCCGAGCCATTTGAGCCGGACGGGTACGGCGACCCGGATGGATACTGGAGTGAGCAAAATGATCAAAGTTGATCTTGGTAAGGCGCGGCTCATCGCGCATGAACGCCGCCGTGCAGCCCGAGAAAAAGAGTTTGCGCCGCTTGACGACATCATCGCCAAGCAGATCCCCGGCAAGTCCGCGCAGGAAGCTGAAGCTGAGCGCCAAAAGATCCGCGACAAGTACGCCGCCATACAGACTGCGATTAATGCAGCTCAGACGCCCGACGAGATTAAAGCCGCTCTGGGTTAATCATGCCGCTCAAAAAAGTCATATTCAAAGCCGGGGTCAACCGCGAGAACACGCGGTACACCACTGAGGGTGGGTGGTATGACTGCGACAAGATTCGTTTTCGTCAGGGCAATCCCGAAACGCTTGGCGGTTGGGAGCCGTACTCGCTCACCACGTTTCAAGGTGTGTGTCGCTCCCTTGGCACATGGGTTACGCTAAACAACGAGAACTTGGTTGGTGTCGGAACAAACCTGAAGTTCTATATCGAGAATGGTGGCGCGTACTACAACATCACACCGATTCGTGAAACGGCAACCATCAACACCAACCCGTTTGCATTGACCGCTTCAACGACGGTTACGGTTACTGACACAAATCACGGGTGCTCGACAGGCGACTTCGTTACTTTTAGCGGAGCTGTCAATATTGGTGGTGCGGGCACAAACGTGACGGCGGCAGTACTCAACCAAGAGTTCCAAGTTACTGTTCTGACGGCTAACACCTACACGATCACAATTTCGGTCACGCCCAACGCCACGGCTATTGCGGGTTCTCCGGGCGGAGGTGGTGCAGTTGTAGCTGCATATCAGCTTAACGTCGGTCCTGCCTTTGCCGTGCCGCTAACAGGCTGGGGTGCTGGAACGTGGAGTAGCGGTACGTGGGGCAGCACAACTTCTTCGCTGCCCTCGGTTATCCGTCTGTGGAACCAGCAGAACTACGGTGAAGATTTGGTCTACGGCCCTCGAGGCGGCGGCATCTACTACTGGGATGCGACGACGGGCTTGACTGTTCCGGGGGTTTTGCTCAGCTCGTTGGGTGGTACTGTAACCTTTACGACGTCCAGTCCGACCGTTGCCACCTTCACGAAAGCGCTGACAGAAGGTACTGCCGTTCAGTTCTCAGTCTCTTCTGGCGGCACGCTGCCAACCGGCATTAGTGCGGCCACCACTTACTATTTGTTTAACGTCCTTGGGTTGACGGCAAATCTGATTGACGCTGCAGGCAATTTGATTAACGTGACCGGTGCGGGTAGTGGCACCTTCTCGATCTCTTTGCTGGTTGATGTGCCGACGGCGCAGAACTACCTTGTAGTTTCTGACACTAGTCGTTTTGTTTTTGCGATGGGCTGTAACGATTACGGCGCGACAACACTTGATCCGATGCTGATTCGTTGGTCTGATCAAGATAACGTACTGCAGTGGACGCCCGACGCCACCAATCAAGCGGGATCAATTCGACTCTCAAAAGGCTCCGAGATCGTAACCGCCTTGCAGACACGACAAGAGATCGTCGTGTTTACCGACTCCAGCGTTTACAGCTTGCAGTATCTTGGACCGTCGGTTGTTTGGGGAAGCCAGATTCTAGGCGACAACATATCGATCTCGGGACCGAATGCTGCCACGATTGGATCCGGCGTTATCTACTGGATGGGGGTGGATAAGTTCTACACCTATGACGGACGTGTGCAAACGCTTAGCTGCGATGTGCGACGCTATGTGTTTGGAGACTTCAATCTGGACCAGCGGGGACAAGTGTTTGCCGGAACGAACGAGGCGTTCAACGAGGTATGGTGGCTGTACTGTTCTTCGGGGTCTAACTATCCTGACCGGTATGTCATCTACAACTATCTGGAGCGTGTCTGGTATTACGGCACTTTGAGTCGTTCGGCATGGCTTGACTCGGGGCTGTTGGCGTACCCGTATGCTACGACGTACGATTCGACTACGCAGACCGGGCGTTTGATTACGCACGAGAACGGAATCAACGATAATACGGACGGGACCACACTACCAATCAACGCATACATCTCGTCGTCCGAGTTTGATATCGGTGACGGGCACAACTTTGGTTTTGTGTGGCGTGTGTTGCCCGATCTGACGTTTAACAACTCTACGCTTTCACCAACGCTGGCTAGTCCGCAAGTAACGATGACGTTGCGAGCGTTGTACAACTCCGGCTCAGGTCAGATTGATTCGGCAAGCGGTGTCGTTGCGCAAGGCGCGTCATACGTCATCACAGAAGAATTTACGGGCCAGATCTATACCCGTGTGCGGGGACGGCAGATGATCTTTGAGATTTCATCTGATCAGATCAATACTTGCTGGCAGCTTGGTGCACCACGAATCGACATCAAACCGGACGGCAGGCGCTAAGATGACGCTGATTGTCACGACCGATTATGAAATTGACAACGTCGCCGCGCCTAACCTGCCGCTAGCGCCGCCGCAGTGGGATCCGCGTTTTCAGGATCAGTACAGCAATGTGCTGCGTCTGTACTTCAACCGTCTTGACGCATTCATCGCAAAACTTATGGCAACCTCCACACCTCTGCCGATTTCAGGTTCGGTCACGCTGCCCGCTGTGGGGTACGACGCGTTTGGTCGTTTGCGCGTCAGTGAGCCGTACACCCTGTTCGATAGTCAGAACCGCTACGCTGCTGACAATCAGTTTGATGTTGCCACGACCGGCACTGGCACAACCACATTCCTTTCCAATGAGGCAACAGTCAAGATGGAAGTCACTGGAGCCGGTGTCGGCTCTGTGACCCGTCAGTCTTATCGCTCTTTTCCCTATCAGCCGGGTAAGGGTCTTTTGCTGCTTGCGACTTTCGTGATGGACTCCAGCACCAGCGTCAATTTGACGCAGAGCGTGGGTTACTTCAACGCCAGCAACGGGGTGTTTTTTAAGCGCACCGGGTCAACCAACTCGTTTGTGCTGCGCTCCAGTTCCACC